CAGCAATCGCTAATTTACCCAGAGACTGAATCGCAGAACACCACCAACCTGGTCGCTGCTTATCAAGTGCCGCAACAACCTGTGACGAACGGATATTGTGGGTCGATGCACCAGCAGTGGGAACAATGAGACCATTGGCAGTCTCACCAATCTTTGGAACCCATTCACACACTAGAACCATTCGCAGCCTGATCGTCTGCTCTGCATCACCAGCACTCAACACGGTGACCAAAGCAGTGGAGTCAGTCTGGTCCTTGAACTCATTGTTGGCATCATTCCACACACCGTAAGTGTCATCGGCAAGACCTGGCCTCCACAAAGCCTGAATAGGTCTCCCATCACCAAACGTCCCACGCTCATTGCTGGCTGACTGTAGCCTAGCTGGTGTTGTAGCAACACCAGTGAAACCCTTAACAGGCATGTTAATTACTGCCCACATCCCACCACGGTTGATGGTCCTGGTGTAATTCATTATTTCAAAACACACTCCCAGTGGCCGAAAACTTGAAGCCACCGCACTAGATGTGCCAAGGAAATTGGTTCCTGGTCCTCCATTGGCCAGAATATTTGGTGTGTATGAAAAGCCAATGGCCCCAGTATGCTTGGAAAAGCTTGAAGCACCAGGCCAATAACCTACCACACACGCCTCATTGGCAGGGACAATACACTCAATTTCCTCAACAAATCTAGAAACAAACCCTTTCTGACCCGGCAACCCAGACGAAGAAAGGTCGGAATTGCATGGATCAGAAATGTGCCTGGCAATTCTCTGTATATCGGAATCTACATCATTTTTGCCTTTTGCGGATCGCACCCTCTTGCGGGTGGACCTCATCTTCTTGCTCATGGTTGACTTAGTCATACTTATTAAGTACAATAGTATTTAATGCCTCAGAAATATACAACGGATACTGATCACTAGGAATTACGGGCTCATATGTCAGCATCTGTGTGGGCACATCGAAGGGTCGTGTGGTGATCCCTTCATAATATTGTTCGATGGCCCCTTGCTCTTCTGGGGAGATACCAAATGCCTTTGCAAATGATAAACGAGCGGCATCAGTACACACGCTCGTGCCAGTAACACACCCCTTGGCATTCCAGTAGGTCCCTGAGTTCCGCAAGACAATGCTTTTCCCAGGTCCCTGTGCCAATTTGTGGTAAAATGCCGACAAAACTGGAATGCCCTTGGCCCAACACTGCCCACCAACCCCAATACTCTTGCGAATATCGGCAATCTCCTCTGGGCGTCTTCCAACATGGGCCACATCTGTGTACAGTGCCTTATGCACATTTCTGCACATAGTGTACTGCTCACCATTCCACACTGGGTGGCACTGGCAAAATTCAATCTCCTCCAACACCATCACAGGGGTCTCCACTTTCATGGTAAACCCTCTTTCGGTGAACCAGGGGGAAAGACCACTCATGAAAAGGTCTAGGTCTTCTTCTTCCATGAAGACCACACAATCATCACCATCATTAATCAACTTACCAATGATGTTCTTCTCAGAAAGATAAGACCAAACAAGTCCGGTCATAATGAGGCAATTACCGAGAGCAGTGTTCATATCACCACTCATTCTACCGCCTTCACGGGAGTACTCAAGCTTCTTACCATCAAGATAGGCTCGCCCGCTGTTTACCAGCTGCTTTGATAGCAGCCATTTCAGCTTGGATCTGCCTTGATGAGGGTAACAAGCTTGATAAATACCATGCTCCCATGTAAGAGCCTCAGTGGACACGTGCTGGTCAAATCGTGATGCGTCCAGTCCAACTGCCACTGGACGAGAAAAACTGCTCCACTTCTCATAAATCAGCTGTCCTCGCTGATTAAAGTTTAGTCCTTTTGCAATAGTGGTCTCCCCCCACACGCGCGCAACAGCTTTATATAGCAGATGTTCAATTGGCTTTATAAAGCGCCCAACTTCCATACAGTATTCGGGGGATCTCGGTGATATGATCCTTGGGGCTGGGTCATTCTTCGTCCACGAGCACACCGTCTCATCCTTGATGAAAACATTGATTTCCCAATCCTCCTTTGTCAACTCCCGATTAAGGAGTGAAGCAGCTGCCGCCTCATACCTTTTCCGTTTGGGCCCATCATACAGCGCGACGAATTCATCACGCTCCAGGGGTCCATCCATCTTCGGCATCTTGCGACACACTGCTGCAGCATAATCAGCCATGCTGCTTCCAGGAGAGTACACCCCCTCTGCAGGTTTAGGTGGTAAAACAAACTCATCACCCTTGGGAACAAGCATAAGCCGCTCCCCAATACCCCGCAAAAGGTTGGGAATGGAATTGTTGTGAGTGAACACAATGCCAGCAGCTGGCATGTCAAGATCCATCATACAGACACGACTCTTTGGCCTTCCACGATCGGTTTCAACATCCACAAGACGCACACCAGGGGGCATAAAACGCGGCCTAGTATCATACCCCTGCACATGGATGAGACGCCCCTACTTGATCTTGGAAAGAGCCTGCCTCTCGTTAAAGTACTCCATCCTCGCCCACCTCCGGTACTTCCGTTTGCTCATACTGGCATGACGTTCCGTTGTCTCCTCAAAAGCCATATCCACGGTTTGATCCATGTACATGGAAATATGTAACAATGGGACATTGAGCTTTTTCCACTCAGCCAGGAGCCATCGGTGTAATGCTGCTCGGTTGAGAGCTGTGTCATCACAGACACTTGCGAAGTGGAACCGAGCTTTGGCCTGTCTGGCCCACAATGCACAAAAGTGATTGTGTGCCAATCGGGCTTGCTGTTGGTCCTCCGGCAAATCATGTGAATGAACAAAATTCCCTCTCTCGGATAGGTTTGTGGCATTTGGTGGCAAAGTGGGATCCATAGACAAAAGCTCATCGGAGTTAAGAGCCTGAAGATCCTCAATGCAAGCATTTCTCCACCTATTCCTGTGGCGAATCAGTCGGGCAACTGAGTCCACCACCACGTAAGCTACCAGTGCTGTGCCACCAACCTGTGTGGTGGTGGCAACAGCACGAGTTGCGACACGCAGAATTGCAGTAAACGCACCCATGCCTGGAATACCCATTTCTGGGTCGATCTCGGCAAGATCGATTGTATGGTAGGGCAATTTCTAGGCCCCCACCTGGC